ATATCTTCAACAATTATAACATCTTTATCTTTAAGTTCTTGATCAACATCTTTTAATATTTTTACAACACCAGTTGTACTAGTTCCATTTCCATAACTAGATACGTTCATAAAATCAATAGTAAGAGGTAAATCTAATTCTTTAATAAGATCGCTCATAAAAACAACAGATCCTTTTAAAAGTCCAAGAACTACAACTTCTTTTCCTTCATAATCTTTTGTAATTTCACAAGCAAGCTCTTTAATTCTTTGTTCAACCTTTTCTCTTGGTATTAATGTTTCAATAGTATAATCCATTTTTCCTCCTAAAAAAAGTGATAAAACAATCACCTTTATAAAAATTCATTCAATATTATTTTATCATCTACCACATTTTTTAGCAAGAATTTATTGATTACTTTTAAAAAATATGATAATTGTTAGTTTAACAATGTTTGTTTATTTCTTATTAGGTATCAACTGGTATAAAAAAGTTTTAACTGGTATGGTGATAGCCAACAAATAGCCACCTAGCAGACAACAAAAAGACAACACTTTTTTAAATCAAATCAATAGCTTTTTGGAGCTGATTCTTGTCTTTGTGAGTATATACTTTGCTAGTTAAAATATAATCTGTATGTCCTAAAATTTTTGCTATACTTACAGGATTTGCTCCAGCATCAGATAAAAGAGTTGCTGTCGTATGCCTACATTCATGTATTGAATGTTTCATATCTAAGTCTCTCATGATTTTTTTAAAAAAGAATCTATAGGCTGAATAAGTAAATTTTTTATTTTCTTGATCAGAAATTAAATATTCGTTATTAAGCTTTAATCTCTCACATATCAAAGGTAATATAAGTGGACTTATAGGGATATCACGTATTCCAGCCACTGTTTTACTTTTTCTTATATGTAAGATTTTATTTTCGCTTTCTAAATTTATATCTGTCACTTTCAAATCCAACATCTCAGATATTCTCATACCTGTATAAATTAATATTAATATAGAATCTACTAAATACATTTCTTTATTTTTCCAAAGTAGATCTATTTCTTCATAAGAAAATTGATGTTTCTCAACAACAACTTCATGCCTTTTAAATTCAACAAATTCAAGTGGATTTTTCAATATAATTTCTTTTTTTAAAGCATAATTAAATATCATATTCATTATACTTCTAATTCTTTTTATTGTCCCAGTTGATAATGTTAGTTTATCAAAAAATTCTTGCAATAAATTAATTTTTATTTCAGAAATGTACATATCTTCAATTTTAAAAATATGTTTGTTATATATAGCTTCTATATTTGCTTTAGATCTAAGTGTCAACTTAGAAAAATGTCCTTTGCTCCATTCTGCATAAATATTTTTAAGTGTGACTCTGGCATTAGGATTGTACACATAACTTGCTAATGCTTCCATTGCTTCTTTTTTACTTTCAAAGTAACCAACTATTATTCTTTTTTGCTTACCATTTTCCCAGCCAACAGTTTTTCTTGCTACCCATTTTTTTCTTCTGTTTCCTTTTAATTTATAAGTTGTACCAAAACCATTTGGATTCTTCATGAAGTACCTCCTGCAAAAAAATAAGGGTATTAAGTTACCCTTTATTTTTCAATTAAAGATTATATTTTTCTCTCAATGCTTTAGAACTGACACGACCTCTTAAGATCTTAATACTTTTATTTTTTCTTCTTAATTCATCATTAATCTCTCTCATTTTTTTAATAGCCGTATCTTCAGCAATGTTAAGAATCTTCATGACCTCATATTTATCCAATAATTTATCTTCATTTAGTAACTTTTCCATCTATATTCTACCTCATTCCTTTTACGAGTTCAATAAAAATTATTTGAACAACTCAACTACAATATTTAAAATCCCTTTAATCTTATATCCATTGATACTACCACCACCTAAGATTAGTAATGCTAACATTGCATAGAATAGAGTAGCACCTAGTTTTATAAAAAATTCTATTAAAAAATCTTTCATTACTCCTCCACCCACTCTGCTATAACTGTTAAGTGATCTCCTCTATTTCCACAATTCTCACATTCTATATCTAGCTCAGGGTCATTATCAACTTGTGAATCATAAACTGGTTCACCTTCTTTATCATATTCCCTATATTTTCTATATCCATTCATGTATTGCTCTATGAACTCAGTTCCACCACACTCTTTACATCTCCACATTTTATTCCTCCTCATCTTCATTTAAGCAACGAACACCACAATCTAAATAATTAGCTAGCCATTCATCTAAAATTTCCTCTTGTTTTTCTTCACTTTCAAATATTTCTTTAGCTTCATCTTCTGTATAGTCCCAATCATCAACTAGATCAACAGTTTCAGTATTGCAACTAAAAGCATTAGCACCACTATCACACCAAAATTTAACTTTATATTTGCTCATTTTTTACCTCTCTTCTATTTTCAATCTATTCTTATAGTTCTCTCTAGCTAACCAAGCATTTCCTAGATATGCTTTTTTAAAAGTCGGATCTAGCTCTTGATCAGAGTTAGAACTGTCTGAATCATCAATTTCTGGAGGATTTATTTGAGTATGAATATATCTATAAGTAACTCCCATTAATGTTGCTTTTAATTTATCTCTGTGATATTCAAAATCATCTTTTACTCCTTCAAAAATGATTTTAGTTGTTTTGAAGCCTCTTTTAAGTTTTGAATTATACTTAAAATTGTATACTTCTTTGATTCCAAAAGTGTATAAGATGTTATCTAACAAAGTTAGTTCAAACTCTGTGTTAGTTTTAATATTGAAAATCTTCTCTTCTACATCTTCATCATTTAAAGAGTATTTACTTTTAAACTCTATATATCTTTTATATGCTAGCTCTCTTTCTGCTGGAGTAGTTGATAGATCTTCTGATAAATCTCTAAGCTTTTTAAGTTTCTCTAATTTAGTCATTACTACCTCCAAAAACTTTTTTGTATGCTTTAAAGAATTCTTCTTTAGATATATATTTGAACTTTATCGCTTCAAAAAAATTATGTATACTTTTTTCAGTGAAATAGATTTTAAAAGGTTCTATCCCTCTACCAATAACTCTAGTTGCAATCTCTTCATCTTCTAAATTGTAATACAAATAATAATTTCTTTCTTCAAATTCAAACTCTTTAATTATTAATTTTCTTAATTCTTTTTCTAAATCAAAAACAGTAGATTTTTCAGGAATTTCATATTTTATCTCATCCCAGAATAAAGAAGGGTTTTTATCATCTTTTTCTCTTTTGCCGTAAAAAGTAAAAGTACAAACACTGTCATCATCACCAACAAAAACGATTGGATATTCTACATCTTTCTTTATTTCAATAATAGTTCCCCAACCTCTTAAAATATCATATGCTCTATCTCCTACCTTAGCATTTCTAAACATCTTCTTCCTCCTCCATAATCTCTAACACAATCCCAGCAACTGCTAAGATTATCACTACCCAGCAAATAATTTCCCACATAATCATCACCTGCTCACTTGCTTTTTGACCTAACCATTTTCTTTTTAGCTATCTCTTTTAAACTGCTGGAAGTAGCTCCACAGCTTGGACAGATGAACTTTTTAGTACCTTTGAACATCTGTAATTGCTCATAGATCCTACCTCCACACTTCTTGCAAACTAACATATATTTCACCATTTAAGCTACATTTAATATTCTTTTTCCTGTAATCTCTCCTAGATCTATCAGCTCATAAAGATCTTTCAATAGATTATCTACTCTAGTAACTGTAGCTCTTAATTGTGATATATCCTTTTTTTTAGTAATCTTGTCTATAGCAGCTAAATGCTTATTATTCATTTTTTCATTTTCAGACTTTTCTAATAATAGTTTTACTAAATGAATTCTTGAATAAAACTCTTTAAATAGAGCTATTTCCTTTTCAAGCTTACTATGAGTATCTTCTGAGAAATACATTTTCTTTTCAAAAGATTGCTTTATTTTATCTAAATCATTGTTCAGTAGTTTATCTAAATTTTCCTTAGTGACAACTGTACTATTATATTTTTGACCTCTTTTTAATGCACTTGCTATCCAGTCAAGACAGCTTTGGAATCTTGCTGTCAATGTCTTATCAAATGCAGTTTCATAGCCTAGTATCTCATTAAAGTTATCTGTGACAGGTTTGTCATCTATCACTAAAAAACTATTTTTAACAATATTATAGTTATCTATTTTTCCCTCTTTAACCATGAACTGCTCATATCTATTTATAGCAGTATCACAATATCTACTAAGGAACTCATTTAATTCAAATAACAATGTAAATACTAAAGTATTTACATTTGGATTTAACACATCATAGACATCATATAGAAATTTAGTTAAAGAGTTTTTTATATTAATTTTTTCTTTAATTCTCTTATTTCTATCTTTTATTCTGTCTAGTGTGTCTATACTCACAAGATAACCTGCTATTATATAAATTAGCTCTTCTTGTAAGTCATCAGACTTAACTACAATATGTTTTAATAGTCTGAACACATTTTCATCTTCTAAGATCTCCCTTGCTTTCTTGAGAACTCTTTCTCTATTCTCAAGGTCATTGTAATAATCTTTTCTTTCTACTGTTTTATCTTTTTTTGATTTTAATTTTCTCATTTGACACTCTCCACAAACTCCCAATTGCCTTTTATCTTTTGTTTGATTTTAAAAGGCACTCCAAGCTCTTTTTCAAGACTTGGTTGTCTTATTAAGAAACTTTTCTTTGAATAGAAAGGCATTTTCTTAACTAAATTATATTCGATTCCATCAACTACCTTTTTACCTTGGTCAATTACTACCATGATTGTAGCTTGTTCAAGACTAGGTAAAGCATCTGTATGAAATTCTTTTTTTACTGCCATTATTCCTCCTTAAACGCTTGGAAGTGATGAGGGTAGACATCTTTTAAAATCTCTATCTGTTTCTCATCACATAACATATAATCAAAACTTGGATATTTATCTTTAAACTCTTCATTTGTATAATTCCCTGTCTCAATCTCAGCATGATGATAAGGACATAAAGGTGATAGTCTCTTATCTAGTCCAGTATCATTTTTATATCCTTGAGTCCCTACTCTGTCGATGTGATGTGGACCAGTGATAGGTTTTCCACACACACAACACTTTTTGTGTAATAGTAGAGAAAAGATATATTTATTCTTTTGAGTTTCATCATAAAGCTCAGCAATCTCTTTTCTAATTGGGATATCATGCTCAATCATAAAATCAAACAGGAAGTCTACAAATTTATTAGCCTTTTCTTGAGAAAGTAAGCTAAGGCATAAACTAAAGTCATCATTATTAATTGCAAAGTCTTGTATAGATTTGATATAAGCTTTAGATAATAATTTGAATGTCTCAGCATCTGTATTATCTGCTAATACTGTTAGATAAGTTTCAAGTGACTTACTATCTGCCTTATATCCACTAGCTTTTATATATAGCCTTTTAAGCTCTTTTTTAGCTATATATAAGTTGTATTCCTCTACTTTTGCATCTGGTCCTGCTCCTATTCTAAAATTTGCATAAGAAGCAAACAACCAATATATTAATTTTTGTGTTTCTCTAGTATATGCCATTGCTTTACTCTCCTACTTGTTTTTAATTTCCAACTTATACTTATCATCCTTTACAACATCAGTTCCAGGAACTATTACTCCTGTTTCTCTGTAAAGTCTTAGAATTGCATTCTTATCAACTTCTATTTTAGTTCTAAGATACTCGCTTGGAACTTGGGAAAGATCTAACAATTCAACTCTGTCACGAGCTGTATTCTTGATTTTAACAGTTAGATTATTAACCTCTAACTGTCTTACTCCTCTATCAAGCATAGCTGTTATAATAGCATTTTGCTTGTTTTCAGAGTCTTTTTTAAGCTCTTCAAGTTCCTTTTTAGTTTGTTCTACTCTCTTGTATATCTCAGTATTTTTTAACTCAGTCTCTAAGTCTAATAACTCAACTTGTTTTTTAAATATCAAGCTTTCACTTTCTTGGTATAAAGCTATCTCATTCATTATTTAGCTCCTTTCTTAATCTTATTAAGTTCTTTCCAAACAATTTCTAATTGCTCTAATGTAGCATTATTAAGAGCTTCAATTTTATTTTCTTCAAGTAATCTTTGTAAATCTTCATCAAGATTAAACTCAACTATTGCTTTTATACATTTAGCTTTTCTAGTTGCTTCATCTTCAACTTGCTTTTTAGGTCTTGATTTTGCATATTTAAAAACTTCTTGCCCTTTTGTAGTTCTTATACCTAGTTCTTGAATTACACCATTTTCTACAACTAAGTGATATACTTCAAAGTTTTCACTAGCAACATATTTACCATTTCTTTGTTTAACCATTCCATTTACCCAAATAAAAGGTGATGTATATAGTTCACGACCAATACCCCAGTTAAAACAAGCTCTTTTAAAACTATCACTTGCTAAACCTTTTTCTTTTTCAGTGAAACTTTCTTTTCCTGTGTCTTCTTTAGATATCCATTGTTTTTTAGTGTCATCCCAAATAGATACTATACAATTAGCATTTTCTCTTGTATGTTCTCTTTTCCAGTTCATACAACCAACTGTTTCATCTAGTATGTCCATGTCTGTTCTAGCATTTTTATAAAGTAATAGACTTAGACCTTTTTCAGTCGCTTGGGCAACTCTTACATCTATTTCATCAGCCCTTAAACTTCTAAATTTCATCTTCTCCTCCTACAACTTTTTTAGCTACTATTCTTGCTGCTTCTGCCATAGCTATACAAAATTCAAAATCTTCCTCACTTATTGGAATCATTCCTGCTAATATAACATCAGCTGTAACTGGTGAAATATCAAATATTTTGTCTATATATTCTTGTGCTTGTTCACTTGTTACTTTTGTTTCGCCATCTTCTAATTTTCCGTACATCTATATCCTCCATAACTCTTATTTGATGAGTTGCAGTTGCTCATCACAACCTCGCTTGTATTAAGTTCTTAACAAGTCCCCTAAGCTTTTAGGGGATATATTAAAGACTTAAAGATAATCTGTGCATAATTGTCCATCTACATAGTAGTGTTTTAAAAGTGGTTGCTCCACTCCATACTCTTCTTCCCAAGCCTCTTTACATCTCTTATAGTAATCATCTACAAGAGTTTTAATTTCTTCTTCAAGCTTATTGTTTAAAACTTCTTCTGCTTCTAATTGAATAACTTCAAAATCACTATCATAATCTTCAAAATCTTTATGTTTTATCTCTACTTCTATATTGAAAATTCCTGTTTCACTATTAAAAGAAAAATTTCTAATTTCTTCATCAAGTAATAATTTCCATAACATTTCAAACGCTTTTACTTCTTCCATTATCTTTCCTCCTTGTTTTGCATAAGTCTTGTTATTTCTCTATCAAGCTCATCAATAGTTTTAGCTATAATAGAATCCTTGTTGTAGTTGATTATTACTCCACCAGCTACAACTTCATAACTACTTATTCTTTTCATTCCTTTCAAATTGCTTAAAGCTCTCAATCTTAAAGGATTTAACTTCATCTTTTCCCTCCTATAGTCCTGCTATCCAATTTATTATAAATAAGAAAATTAGATATAAGATTATCCACAAGATCAGCATAATCATCTTTCTTCCTCCTCAAGTTTTTCTAATACTTCAAGGTCCTTCCAATACTTGATGTTATCTTTTCTCATCTCTAAGCAAAACTTTAATATTGCTGGAAGCAACAATATTGTTACCTCTCCACCTATTCCAAAATATCCTCTTTGTTCATATCCTTCTTTCATCCCTAAAAGAGTTAATAAGATAGAAAGAACATATATTTTTTTCATATTCTTTTCTAAGTACTCAGGGATTTTATCCCCTAAATTTTCTATATAAGTAAGAACAATGTCTGATACAGGCTCTAATTTATCATTTGCTCTTTTTAATATCTCTATAACTCTCATAATTCCCTCCCAAAAATTTGACTTTTAATATATCTTTGTTATACTGTTAGTATAAGTACTTAACCAATAAAACTGAGGTAGTATTTAAAAAGTGTTGATGAAATAGGCTCTCACTCCGCCGTGGGAGCTTATTTTATTACATTGACTTTTTGCAATTTACTTGCTATAATTAATTTGTACACAACCTATAAGGGTGTTATGTTTGGTTTAAATATTAAGCTTAGGATAAAGGCTCTCACTTGCTGGGAGCTTTTATTCTGCCCTTAAGCAAGGCGGAAAACCAAACATAACGGAGGTGTACTATTATGTACATTTATATCGAAACACTTTCAATCAATGGAGGAATAGCGATCGCTTTCTTCATTCTTGCTTGGTGGTGGTATAAAAGTAAATAATTATAGTACCCTCAGCCCTTATGGGCTTTTTTTATTTACTCATCTTCTTCTATTGCCCATCTCAATTTGTTATATGCTGTAAGATTAATTCTCTCGTTTTCATACAACTCATCAATTAAATCTAATAACTCTTGTCTTTTATATTCGTTCATAGTTCCCTCCTCCTAGGCTGTGTATTGCTCTAATAGCTCCACCATATTTCTAATTGTTGCCCATAAATATTGATTATCTGGGAACTCATTTCTATCTAGTTCATCATAAGCATCTTTTTTCAATTCCTCACATTCAATTTCAAAGTAATCTAATTTTTCTATCATTGCTTCAACTATTTCTCTCATTCTCGTTCCTCCTAAGTTTTTCACTCGATTTAATCGAGTATTTAATTTAAAAAAATTTATTTATCTGCTATTTCTCTTATTTGATTATATTATACTCGATTTACTCGAGAAAGTCAAATGTTTTTTATAAAATATAAAGAAATTTGTACTTTTTTATAGTATAATACTCGTATAGAACGTGAATTAGGAGGTTCCTTATGAAGAGTTTGGCTATTACAATAAAAAAATATAGAGAAGAAAAAGGATTTACACAAATAGAACTTGCTAAAAAAGCAGGAATCGGGAATGGAACTTTAGCAGATATAGAAACTGGAAAAAATAAAAGTACTTCTAAAACAGTTAATAAAATTATAGCTGCTCTTGGATTAAACCAAGATGAAAAAAACGAAGTTTACTCAGCTTTTTTAGGTAAAGAAATATCTAACACTGATGATGAAAGAGTAAAAAAACTAAATAAAAGAGAGAGACTTCAATATGAAGATTTTATAAATGATAGTGTTTTATACTTCCAAGATGAGGGAGTATCATTTGAAGATAAAGAAAAGTTTTTCAATTCTTTACAAGATGCTTTCTTTGAAATTAAATTAGCTAATAAAAGAAAAAAGTAATTTAAAGGTGATACTATGAATATTCCATTAAGAGTTAAAAATCTTAAAAAGAAATATGGAACCAGTAACCCCTTTAAACTATGCAAATATCTTGGGATATTAGTTATATTTGCAGATCTTGGGGAAATAAAAGGTTATTCAATTAAAAGAATGAGAAAGAAATTAATTTGTATAAATGAAAATTTAGATCATTTTTCTCAAAAGTTTGTATGTGCACATGAGTTAGGACATTGTTTATATCACCAATTAGATGAAGTTAATTTTTTTCTAAAAAATACTAGAATTATTAGAAGAAGTATTTTAGAGGAAGAGGCTAATAAGTTTGCAGTTGAGCTTTTGTCTGATGGCATTGATAATGAATATGTTACAAATATAGATATTGATATTAATCTTTTAGAAAGACTGAAAAAAATATAAAATAAATCGTTGGGAGAGAAAAGTGGGAATAAGATTTGGAAAGAGAATTAAAATATGTGATGGTGTAAATCTTAATTTAAGTTCAAAAGGAATTGGTTTAAGTGCTGGAGTAAAAGGACTTAGAATTAGTACTGGACCTACTGGAACAAGAATAACTACCTCAATACCAGGAACAGGCATTTCTTATAGTAATAAAATATATGCTTTTTCTGAAACAATAGAAAGCAAGATTTTAAATAAAAAAAAGACTATAAAAGCTAATTCTGAGTGGGAATTTAATATTTTAAAGCAAACTCAAATAAGAAAATGGAAAGAACAAGAAGCTAAAATGATAAAAAGTAACATAGTTAAAGGCTTTAAAGATTTAGCAAGCGAAAAGACAGAAGAAGTAAAAATGTTGTTATTTCTTTATTCTAATATTTTAAATCATACTTTGAAAATTGATGATAAATTAGACTGGGAAAGTCAAAAACAAAGTAAAGAATATCCAGAGTTTATTTTTCAAGAAAAAGCACCTAGATTAGAAAATTTTTACGAGGCATTTAAAGTTCCAAGTGAAAATAAGTTTTTAGAATTTATTTTTAAAGCTACAAAATCAAAAAGAGTGGAATTAGAAACAAAAGCAAAAGCTGCATTTAATGAAACATACAAGTATTATCTTGAAAATAAAGAAAAAGTTTACAATGAATATTTAGTTAAAAAGAATGAGTATGAGAGAAATATAGATGTAAAAAATAAAAAAATAGATGATTGGAAAAATAACTTTGAAAGAGGAGAAAAAACATCCGTTGAAAAATATACTAATGTAATTTTAAGTTCTTCTGTTTATCCTGATGAATTTCAAAGGGAATATGAAGTAGATTACTTAATCGAAGAAAAGAAAATGCTTGTTTCATTAAAAGTTCCTACTCCAGATTTAATCACGAATGTTAAAGAATATAAATATTCAACAAAAGAAAAAAATATAGTTGCAAAAGAGATGGGGAAAATTGAGTTTTCTTCTTTTTATAAAAGTATTATATTTCAAACTGTACTAAGAACTGTACATGAAATTTTTGAAGGAATTTATATTAAAGATATTTTAAATAGCATTGCTTTAAATTTGTGGGTAGATACTTTTAATGAAGCAACTGGAGAAGAGGAGATTAAATGTATTCTTTCTTTAGAAGTTGGCAGAGAAAACTTTGAAAATATTAATCTTGCTAAAGTAGATGTAGAAGAATGTATTAAGTACTTAAATGCTCGTTACTATAAAAGTTTTGTTCAATTAAAAGAAGTAACACCTTATTTTGAATTGAATGATTAACATTAAAGGAGGGAATTATGAAAAAATATATTATGTTCATTTTGTTATCAGTTTTAGTTTTTGATGTTTGTTTTGGTAAATTAGAAGTAGTTTCTAAAAAAAAAGACACATATTCAGGATATCCTATATATACAATCATAGTGAAAAATTATAATAAAAAAACTGATTTTAAAGTTTTTTTTGACTATGCAAAAGAAGTTATGAAAAAAGATCATTCAGATAGATTAGCAGTTAATTTAGTTTTAGAAAATGAAAAAGATTTTATAAATGATAGAATAAATTTAAAAAACAATAAATATTTAGTACTTAATCCTAATGGTATGATGTTTGAATATACTGAGAAAGAGCTTTTAGAGGTTAGAACTTCAAAAACAGGTAAAAACAAAATAGAAGAAAGTTTAAATCAGCCTTTAAAATATGATATAGCTGATAAAAAAGTTTCTGGAATCTCTAGAGTAACTGTTAGAGTAAAATTAAATAGAAAGTCAACTTCTAAAGAGTTAACAGATATTTCAAGAAAGATTTATAGAGAACACAAAAATAATGTAACTGATCCAATAACTAAAAAAATAATGAAAATAGATAATATGATTATTTTTTATTATCTTCCAAAGCAAAATACAAATGATACAGCCTATGCAGGATTTGAAGTTGTTAAATCAAAGATTAATGAAAACTTTATAAGAAATTAACCATTTATAAAACTACACTTAAATTATGAGTGTAGTTTTTTTTATAAAAGAATAATTATATTTGACTTTCTCGATTAAATCGAGTATAATTTTTATATAACAAGGAGGGATTATGTTCAACGAAAAAGAAATCGCTTTGAAAATCTCGTCAAAATTAGAATACAATATAAAGGTAAAAAAAGTAAAAGCTCAGGAAATAGCTGACTTTATAGGAATAACAAAACAATTAGTAAGTAGAAATAGGCAAATGCTAAGAAGTGGTAAATTGCCTAATTCTAAATTTTTAGTTGGGATGTCATGCTATTTTCAGCAAAATTTTTTGCTTGATTAACTCGATTTTAGCGAGAATAAGCAGGAAAAATTCCTGCCTTTACTAGAGAGCATACTGTGCTTTCTAGTAGGGGGTGGAAATATGAAAGATGAAACATATATCGAATTAATGAAATATCATTATCTAAGTTTAAAAAAAAGATTGAGTTCATTTCCTTTAATTATTGCAAGAAAAGATATTGTACAAATAGAAAATGAACTCAATCAAATACAATTTCATCTAAATTCTTTAAAGACAATTAATATGACCTTTGGAATAAAAAATAATAAAAAATGTACATATAGAATTCTAGTTAATGATGAAAGTGCTTATCAAAAACTAATTTTTTGGGGAAATGTTAAAAAAATAATTCGCTGGTTAGCAACTCCAATAATAGCTTTTTTGATTTTATTAATACATTTTATTATTAAATCTTATTGAATTTTTTTCATAAATTTATCATCTCCTTAAAATTATTTTGTGTTGTGGCAGATATATTATAACTTTTTGGAGATGATAAAACAATGTTTTATAGAAATGTATCAAAGTGCCTTTATTAGAGCATATCAGCAACTAAAATTGTCTCTCTTTAACCCCTATTTTATATATTAAGCTGGTATGTTCCAACAAGGGTACCTCATTATTATAAAAATTCATTCAAAAATTGGAGGTGAAAACACCCCTTTTAAAATTTTTTATTTCCAATTTTATGCCCTTGAAGGAGGTAGATTGCTTTCAAATAATTAAATATTAGCGGAAATTTGGTTGCTCTCGATTTAATTCGTGGAGCTAGATGTATAATCTTTTTCAACTAAAAAATAATAAAAACTCTATATAGCCCTCACACGAGGGTAGTATGGAAGATTAGCCTAATAGGTAAGGCAGTAGCTTGCTAAGCTATGACCGCAAGGTTTATGAGTTCGAGCCTCATATCTTCCGCCATCATTGCATGTACCTTCCTGTGTCTCTCACACGAGAGAACTTATGGGGATGTAGCTCAGTTGGTAGAGCGTACGACTTTTAATCGTGAGTGCATCAGTTCAATTCTGATCATTCCCAGTTCGTGTAAGCTTGAAAGAGTATTTGGTCAATAGTCTTTCTAATTCTTTTATTAAATGCAAACAGTTTTCGGGGGTTTCTGTAAAAAATCCCTGACATTTTTATTTTATATCTGCTCATCATTTTCAAGCCACTAGTTCCAAAGGACTTAGGAAATGGTGGGTAGTTACAAAATAAAAAAGGGAGCTAGTGGCATAGCCCCTCAAAGGAGGACATATGGCAAAAGAATTTTATTTCAAATCAGCATTTCATTTTTCTAATTACTGCTATAAGTATATTGATCTTAGTGATAGTGATTTAGAAGCTATGCTTTCAATATATGACAGAGCTGTCGAAGGAGATCAAACTTGCTTGCATCTAATCAATCGTTTCACTGCATTATTAAAATTTGATATTAATAATAAAGCTGAAATAAATAAGATCTTATTTATAGCTAGAGAGAATTGTTATGGTGATTTTGATATTAATACAGCAATAAGAAGAGCTAAAATATTACAACCTGATTTTGAAGATGCTAGAACTATTCTGAAAGATGAGGATTACAAAGTTACAGAAGAATTTTTTGAAACAATGGAAGATTTGACGTATATGTTTGGATTATACTTTTTATTTGATGAAAATAAAGAGCTTATTTATATAGGGAAAAGTAGAAACTTAAGTAGTAGAGTTCCTGTAAGTGTGAAAGAAAGAAAAGCTTTTTATTTCAAATATAAGTTAACTTGGACAATGTCAGATGCTAATATCTTAGAGCTTTATTACATTTCTAAACTTAAACCTAAACTAAATAAAGATTCTAAAGAGATGGATCCTACACTAATTGAAATAAATTATAATTTTTTACAAGAAAGTGACTTTATAAAAATAAGAGGTGAAAAGTAATGAAATATACAATTTATGGGTATTCCCAAGAAAAATTAAATAATCAAGGTATAGATCTTGAATCAGCTCTTATTTTAAGAGTTATAGCAGATTTATATACAAGTAATTCTAAAAAAATAGAATATAAAATTATGGAAAATGACAAATATATGTGGTGTACATATGGATACATTCATGAGCAAATACCAATTATTGGAGCTGAAAGAACTATGATAAGAAAAATAGATTCTCTTATAGACAAAGGGATCTTAAAAAAAATAGTTCTAAAAGAAAAAAATGGTAAAAAAGGGAATTACTTATTTATAACTTTAGGTGAAAATTATTCTGACTTAACTGAATACTCAACTGATGAAGAAACAAAAGATGTTGACAGAGGTACTGACAAAATGTCATCACCTCTACCGACAAAATGTCATGAGGGTACTGACAAAATGTCATCACCCCTAGTGACAAATTGTCATAACAAAGATTCTTCTATAACTAATTCTTCTATAAAAGATTCTTTAGAGAGAGAGAAAGAGGCGGATCCTTTCACTCAATCTGGAGCTTACTATCAAGAAATAAAAATGTTACTTGCTAGCTATAAGATTAACTATGAGAAGATAGCTAGATTAGGAAAGCCTATTGCTCGTATAAAGGAAGTTCTTAGAATAGCCAAGGAAAATGGTAAAAGTGAGGGCTGGATAGTAGGAGCATTAACTGATGATTATAACCTTGAGTATTTAAAAGAGCCTAAAAAACCTAAAGAGGTTAAAAAAGAGGTTGCTAAAAAGAAAACTGGAAAAGTTATTGATAGTTCTGAATATGAAGATTTTTCAGGAGATTATTTTGAAAAATACATAGGTAAAGGGGAGGAAATAGCATGATGAAATGTCAATTTTGTGGGAAAGAATATGTAAAAAATACTGCTGATTTAAGCTATATGCCTGAGTTTATGCAGGAAAAACTTAGATACATTCCAGCTTGTAACTGCTTAGAAAAGTTACAAGAGCAAGAAATGGAAGCACTTAGAAAGAAACAGGATGAAGAAAGTAGAATAAACAGAGTTAAAAAGTTCACTGACATATCTGTAGTTGATGCTAAGTTTTTTAAAAGTACTTTTGAAAATGCTGATATGTCAAGTAAGCATATGAGAACTGCTGAAAGATATGCAAAAAGTTTTCTAACAAAAAATCAAAATGTAGGGATGCTATTGTATGGAGGAGTTGGAACTGGTAAAACTTATGCAACTGCTTGTATAGCTAACTATCTAAGAGAACACGGAAAAAGTGTGTTTGTTATGAACCTTGGATTATATTTCAACAAGTTAAAAATAGAATGGGAAAAGGAAGAAAAGGCAGTTCTTGAAAATGTTAAGAAATGTGATTTATTAATCATTGATGACTTTGGTGCTGAAATGACTTCCAACACTGAGACTATTACTTGGAGAGATGAGAAAATATTCAATTTGATTGATACAGCTTACAGATCTGAAAAGCCTTTGATAATATCTACAAACTTAAAATATCATGAAGATCTTTCTAAATGTGAGATTGAAAAGAATTTAGGAAGTAGGATAAGAGATAGGGTTGTAGATATGTGCTATCCAATTCTAGTAGCTGGAAGAAGCAGAAGAGGAATAAGTGAAAAATCATTTTGGGAAAGCATAGCATAGGAGGAGAAAGATTGAAAGTAATTTTAAATAATGACAATAAAGGCACTCAAGAATTTGTTGAGTGTCAGCACATAAAAATAGATAATGAAAGATTAATGCTTATAGGGAATAGAGTTGTAAGTATCTTAATAAAAGACATGACTTTATATCCTGAAAACTTTTCTACTAAAATCAAAAATTCTTTTCTAAAAGATGAGAATATAGAACTAAAAATAGAAACTAATAAAATCAGTGTTACTTCTATCTAAGAGGGGGGTGAAATCGTGGGAATAATTAAAACAATTAAAGCTTTATTTGACAATAAAGTTGATGAAACTAATCAAAAGATGATTGAAGATAATCCTGAAGCTATTCTTAATCAAGCTATAAAAGATGAAAAATCTCAGTACAATCAAAATGAAATTAAACTTTCAGAGATGCACTCTCATCTTATTGAACATCAAAATCAAACTACTATTCTAAAAAATAAACTGGTTAAAATCCAACAAAATATATCTCTAGCACAAAGAAATGGAGATATTGAAGCTGTAAAAGAGGGAACTGCTCTTTATAAGCAAAGAGAAATGGAATTAGCTGAAAGAATTGAAGTTGAAAAAGAGATTGAAAGTGCAATCAATGAAATCACTGAGTTTATGAAAACTCAAAGACATGAGATTGAAAAATTAGAAAGTGAAAAAGTATCATTATTAGCTAGATTAAGCTCTGCTAATGTAAAAGAGGAAGTTATGAATCTAACTTCTTCAATGAATTTTAAAGATAATTCTAGTTCTTTTGCATCTGCCAGAGATGCTATAAATAAAAAAATTAATAAGGTTAAAGGAAGAGAGATAGTTAACAACTCTACTCAATCAAGTTCAAAATATTTTAAAGGTTTATAATATTAAATTTTCATAAAAAAATCAAGGAGGATCAAGAAATGGCAATCAATTTAGTAAAAGGAGAAACATTAAATTTATCAAAGGAGACTAACGGGTCTAAAAAGTTTCAATTAAGAGCAGGTTGGGATGTATCTTACGGAACTTCAATGGACATTGATATTATGTCTGGTACTGTATCTGCTGATGGTGAAGGAATAGAATTTGTATACTATGGACATATGAAAGAATCTAATGGAGTTATTAAATTATCTGGAGACAATAGAACAGGTGACGGCGACGGTTGGGATGAAACTATATTTATAGATGCTAACAAACTAAAGGACAATGTTAAAACTATCCCAGCTATTGTATCAATCTACAATGCACAATCAAAAGGGCAAAACTTTGGACTTGTAAGAAACTTAGCTGTACAAATATTTGATGAAGATCAAAATACAGCAGTAGCTGACTTTGTACCTGAATTAGAGTTTGGAACATCTACAGCACTTTTATTAGGTGAGTTTGTTATAGCGAATGGAAGTATATATTTTAAACCAATTGCAAGAGGATATGATGATGTACAAACAATCTTAAATGAATATAAATTTAGATAATTCATAAATGTGAAGGGGGAGAAAAACTCCTCCTTCATTTTAAAAGGAGATAAAAATAATGACATTCTTAAAATTTTGTGCTTTTATAATAGCTTTAAATTGGTTAAAAGGTTTAATCTTTGGAACTGATAAAACCCTTGATTTAGATATTTATGACTTTATAGGAAAATTGGTTGGATATTTTATTGGTCTATGTCTTGTATATCTGTTATTCGGCTATTGTGGAGCTGATGTGATAGAGTTTTTTAAAAGTCTGAATTAGGAGGTTAGCAATGTCCAATAGATTATATCCTGAGGTTGTAGAGATATATGAGAATGAAAAGCATCTTGTGTATCTCTATGAAATATACAGGAACGGAGAAAAAAACTATTACTTGAGCATAGGTCTAAAGGGAGATTTTAGGCAAAAGATAGAGTCTAAGACATTCCCTGGGGATTATTCAAGAGAATATATTGAAAGTTGGTTAAAATCAAAAATAGGAGCTTTCAGAAAGTGTGGGGAAGATGAGGAATAATGACTAGAGAAGAATTTGAGAATTTAGGTATAGGTGAGACTTTTATTATTGGTTGTAGAAAATTTAAAGTTGTGGAAAGTGACAGACGATGTGTTAATTGCTTCTTTGATGGTGATTGTGGTTTCGAAGGTTGTCTTGGTTATATTTTACAAGAAAATTATTTGTTACCAGAGTGTGCTAATCATTATAGAAAAGATAAAAAAAATGTTATTTTTTTAGAGGTGGAAGATGAATAAACCAACTAATTTTAGAGAACTATTAGAACTACAAAGAATTTTAGATATTGAAACAGCAAAACCTCGTGAGAATGGATTTGAGCCTCGAGAGAGACTAACTATTGATATTGTTCTCAGCATTGATGATGAGATTCAAGAATGGTTAAGAGAGTTGCCAAAAAAGTATAATTTCAAGACTTGGAAAGAGAAACCTTATTCAAGAGAAAAAGAACTAGAAGAACTTACAGATGTTTTATTTTTCTTTTTGCAATATGTTAACCACACTATGGCTGAAGATGAATTTGAAGAACTTTTTGATGAATTTGATAGTTTTGAATATAGTACTTTAAGTGAAGCTATTTTTGATTTAAAGAGATATCTATATTCTAATTCATACGAAATTGATGAGCTTGATCGTGCTTTTGATGTATATTTAGGAATTGTTAAAAAAAGAGGTTTCACAAGAGATGATTTATTAGAAACTTATTGGAAGAAATGGCAAACTAATATAAAGAGAATTAATAGTGATTGGGTGATACAAGAATGAAAAATAAAATATTTATTCAAATAGATGTCTACAGAGGTATTTTCTCAAAGTACCCTGTGGACACTCTTTATGAGTTAATAGAGGTGGAATAGTGAATATACCTTGTATTCTAATTGGAGTTGTAATATTTATAGTTATTCTTGTAGTTACCTGTGCATTTGTTTTAAATTCAATGATAGATGAATGGGAAGATAAAAATAAGGAGGATAAATGAGCAAAGTATCTGAAAGAGATGTATTGAGAAAAGTTTGTACTAGAATTGCAGAAATTGGAGGACTTAAAGGTATTTCTAGTAGAAACTTAAATAATATAGAATCTGCTAGAAAAGGAGTCAAAGAGTTACTTGATGAGTATGCTGATAGAAAGTATGACTCACTTAAAAAAGAAATTAGAAGTCTTTATAAAGAAAATACAGAGTTAAAAGCTATAAACGAGAAGTTAAATGATGAAAATTGTAAGATAAATAGAGAAAAAGCTCTGTTAGTTACTGAAAATAATAAGTTAAGAGCTGAAAAAGATAACTTGAATGATGTTATCTCTCAGTATAGAGAAATAGTAGAGAAGTTAAAGAAAGAAAATAAGTGGTTGAAAGAAGAAAATGACTTTCTTTCTCAACCTTGGTATGTGAGATTATTCAATTATAGGTGAGTGCATGAAGATAACAGTAGAATTACCAATTTATGTGCAGACAACTAAGAATAAAACTAAACTTATAGGTATGAATTGGTATAGAAATACTCACTTTCATGAAGAAAGTAAAACTAAAAGATATTATCATGAGCTAGTATCTGCACTGTTAAAACTTCCTAGAAAGCATTTAACAGGAGTTATCAAGACAAGCTATAAATTATACTACAAGAACTCTCAAAGTGATTTAATGAACATTGTGAGCGTTATAGACAAGTATTTATTAGATGCACTACAAGAGATTAAAATTATAGATAATGATAATGTCTTGAATTATAGAAAGTGTGAGATTGAAGTAGTAGGTCAGGATAAGAAAAATCCAAGACTGATATGTGAAATTACTGGAGAAGATGATGAATAAAAAAGAGTACTTAAAGCAAGGATACAAAATAAGACAGGAAATTAAAATACAACAAGATGTATTGCTAGAGTTAGAAAGTAATTTAGATGACATGAAAGCTATTAGCTATGATAAAGATAAATTACAAGGTGGACCACTTCAAGATGATTCTAAGATAATAGATAAGATAGATGATATAATAGTCGTCGAGGAGATTATAAAGGCTAAAAATGATGAATTAAAACGTCTACAAGCTAAATTATTTATTGAAATAGATCAAATGAAAGATACAGATGAGAAAACTTTATTAAAAGCTAGATACATTCTTAACGAGAAGTGGGAACAGATAGCAGATAGATTATATTGTTCAGTAAGACAAGTGCACAGAGTTCATAGAAGAGCACTAGAAAATTTTGTAATAATATAAAATCTTGTCATTGAATGTCACACTCAGTATAAGATATAATATAAAATATAGAAATAGCGATCAAGGACATATTATGTGTCCTTTTTTTATTTTTTGGAGGTGAGGTGGTGGTGTGGCAAGGATAAGAGATCCAGCAAGGGATAAAGCTAAAGAATTATGGTTAGAAGCTGGAGGAGAAAATGCTCCTAAAGGGATATTAAAAGAAATAGCTGAAAAACTAAATGTTTCAGAAGGAACTATAAGAGGATGGAAAGCTAAGGATAAGTGGAGCGATTTTAATAAAAATGAAACGGAACGCTCCGTAAAAAATATGGAACGTTCCAATGAGAATAATAAAAAAAAACTACAATTAGAAGAGTCTGATTTTGAGTATGTAGATGATGACGGATTGACTGATAAACAGCGACTTTTCTGTCATTATTATATGCAATCTTTTAATGCTTATCAGGCAGCTATAAAAGCTGGATATAGTGAAAATTATGCTAGAGTAGATATTTATCGTCTCCTAGAAAAACCTAGCATAAAATTGTATTTAAACAAATTGAAAGAGCAGCAAAAATCAGAGTTTCTTTTATCACAAGAGAGAATATTGAACAGACATTCGCAGATAGCTTTTTCAGATATAAATGACTACATCAATGCAGATGGAACTTTAAAAGAGAATACAGATGGAACTCTTATAAAAAAGATTACTGTAAAAACTTCCAGATCTGAGTTTGAAGGTTCGTATAAGGAGAGTAGTACAGTATCTATTGAATTAGAAGATAGAAAAGAGTCACTTAAATTCTTAACTAAGTATCTAGGACTGGAGAAAGAAGAAAGTAGTAACAAAGGCGATGAAGATGACGGAACTTTAAAAATAGAGGTAATAAAGTAATGGCTAAATTAAAGATTAAAGAACACTTTTTCAATGTATTACAAGACTGGAACTTTGACATATTGCTTATGATTGGAGGATATGGAAGTGGTAAGAGTTTTACAGGGTTTTTAAAAACTGCATTACTTGCTACACAGGAGAAAAGGAAAATTCTAGTAGTTAGAAAAGTATATTCAACTTTAAAAGATAGCTGTTACGAGGATTTAAAAGAGGCATTTGACACATTAGGAGTTAGGAAAAAGTGGAAACTGATTAAATCTCCTTATGAGGCTGAAAATATAAAGAATGGTTCTAAGATAATCTTTAAAGGAATGGATGACTGGAGAAAACTAAAATCAATTAAGAATATTGATTATATTCTCATAGAAGAGGCAGATGAGCTAAGTATAGAGGATATAAAAGAGCTTAGAAAAAGATTGAGAGGACTTAATATTAAAAAGCATCTTGTGTTGATGTGCAATCCTGTTTCAAGGCTATCATCTATATATAAGATGTTCTTTACTGATGAGGGATTTAACTTTGATGAGGAAGAGCTTTATAAGAAAAGAGAGTTAGTAAAAATTGATACTATCACTTTAGAAGATGGAACTAAAGAAAAATTTGTAATTAAAGTTCATCATTCGACTTATAAAGATAATCCATTTCTTCCAGCAAGTTTTATATATGAGTTAGAGAGTGAGAAAGATCCTCGGATTAGACGTATAGCTCGTGATGGAAAGTTTGGAGCAGATGGAGACTTAGTTTTATACAATGCAGTATTTGAGAAAGATGTATTTGAAAGATATGTAGCTGGAAAGATAGATAGAAAGCATTTATATAGAGGCATTGACTGGGGATTTTCTATTTCTTACACTTGTGGTCTTATGATGGCAGTAAATCCTGTTTTAAACGAATTGTATATTTATTGGGAGTATTACGACAAAGGTAAGACTACACAGGAATTAATGCAAGGATTACAAGCTTTAAAAAATAATAATATTCCAATTTATGCAGATAGTGCATCATCACAGACAATAGCAGACTTCTATGATGCTGGATTTAACATTTATGGAGCTACTAAAGGAAAAGGCTCTGTTGAATATCACGAGCAATTGTTAAGAAGTTTCTCAAGAATAGTTATTGATATAGATAGATGCCCTAATACCAAGGCGACAGCTGAGGAATGTGTATATAAAAAAGATAAAAACGGAGAGATACAAGCTGGAAAGTATAACATTGACCCTCACTCTTTTGATGCGGCAAGTTATGGGTTAGAGGAATATGACTTTATACCTCTCAAAAATAGATTAAAATTCATAGGAAATAGGAGGTGATTAATTGAAAAAAGAATACTTAGTTTCAATAGTAACAAAGCTATTTGACGGAATTAGCTCTACTACTGAGGAGCTAGACACTGACTTAATAAAAAAGATTATTAAAGACATTGATATATCATCTGCTTTACAAAAACTTGAAAGAGCAGTAGCTGGAAGAAAAGCATTAGTAGTATCAAAGCTAGATGAGAATATTGAACTTGAAAAAGAAATTCAAGAAAGATTTTCAGGAATTAAGTTTAATAGAATTGTAAATCACTTAATAACTGCTCGGTACTTTGGATATTCTTGTTTTGAAATCATTTATAATGATGACTTCACTATTAACACTCTTATCCCTATCCCTTTTGACAATCTATTGTATAAATCTCAAGAAAAGAAATGGGTACTAAAAATAGGAACTAAAGAAATAGAACTAAATAGAGAGAAATTTTTATTGTGCATTCATAAGTGGAATCCAGCACAACCTAAGGGGCAGACTATATTTAATAGCTGTCAACAATCATTTTTAGATAAAGAACTTTTTAGTAAGCAACTAAGAGGGCTAGCAACGAAATATGGAAATGTAATTCCTGTTTATCCTTATGACATTAACAGTACTGATGAAGAGCTTGAAGAACTTGCTAAGAGTATAGAAAAGCCTGATTACATGAAATCAATAGGTATTCCTACACGGAACATCAGAGAATTTGACTTGAAAAAGTCAGTTGATTTTATAAAACTATCTGACTTAGAGCCTAGCATTTATACAGAGCTGGAGCAGAGAGAGAAAGAAAAGCTAGTTCAAAATATTTTAGGATCAACATTGACTATGGATAACGGAGGAGGGACTGGATCTTATTCTCTAGGTGAAGTTCACAAAGAGGGCTTTGATGAAGTTGTGGAAGAGATATGTAGATTTGTTTCAGATAGCTTATTCCAGTTAATCGAAATAGATGCAAAGTTCCATGGCTATAATGCTAAAGAGTTTGAGTTCTCACTTGAGAAAGTATTCACAGATACTGAGAAGATAGAGCAACAAAAGAAACAGCAAGAATTGAATAGTCTTAAACTAGATAACATCAACAAGTTATCAAGTGCAGGTTTTGAAGTAAATATTGATTTTATTTCAGAACAGCTAGGAATTGAAAAGAGTTATCTAGTTAAAAAAATAAGTGCTGGGATAGGTCCTGAGTTCAGTAAAAAAAAAATAGATGAGCTGTTGGAAAATGCAAGAGCTAAGCAAAAAGAGTTTGAAGAGATGATCTTAGAGAACTCTGATGAGATTATCAAAGAAGTCACTAAGCAAATCAAAAAAGAGTTTGAAAAAGTGAAAAATCTTGAAGATATAGAGAAAATATCACTCGATTTAGAGAGTTTAAAAGAGAGATTGATTTTAGGAGCTTTACAAGGCTACTTGAACGAGTTTAATATTCAGTCGATAGAATTTTCGGAAGATGAATTAAATCCTTTCAAATTAAGTTTTACGGAGGCGATTAATTGGTTTTGTAAGAAATTTCCTGTTCTCTATGATGTGATTGAAGATATCACTAAAAAAGTTGATGAACAGTTCTTCTATATGAAGAGAAGTACAGAGTTAGAAGTTACTAAAAAGCTTTATTACAACTTACTTGATAACTTGAAAAATGGAGGAACTTTTAAAACTTGGTTAGAGATGAGTAAGGAAGTTTTAAATAAATCGGGTCTTGGAGATAGCCCTTGGTACTTGGAGTTAGTTTATAGAAATAATATGGCATCTGCATATAATGCAGGAGCTTTCTATAATCAACAGCTTAATAAAAAAAACAAGCCTTATGGGCTTTATGATGGAGTAGATGATAATAGGCAGTCTGACATCTGTAAAGCTTTAGACGGAAAAGTATTCCCACTCGATCATCCGTTCTGGAATAACTACCTTCCTCCAAATCACCACGGTTGTAGAAGTCAACGTATAGCCCTCAATGCTGAGGAATTGGAAGAGTATGGATTGAAGGTAAGTAAATCTATTACTAAGGATATAAAAGAGCTTAAAAAGGAAATGGGAAGCTTTTATGGCAGTCAAGTTTCAGGAATGAAAAAAGCTATCAAGCAAAAAGAAAAAGAGTTGGCAGAAATGAAAAATCAACTAAAACTTGAGGTTTAGGAGGTGTTAAGTATGCAAATAGCAGGATATATAGCACTTGGAATGTGTATCGGTGGTGTTATAGCTTTCTATGTTGGAAAAGCTCAAGGTATCAAAGAAGAGAAACGTAGACAAGAGGCTAAAAGAAAATGAGTATCAAAGTAACTAATAACTCAAAGCTTGTGTTAAAAGGGCTGGAAGAACTCAAGAAGAAAGCAGTTAACACTCAATCTCTTATGCTTCAAATAGCAGAAGATATGAAAACTAAGACTGATATGAGATTTAGACACTCTAAAGATCCCAACGGAGTTGCATGGGAGCCCTTGAAAGAAAGCACAGTGTCAAGAAGAAGAAAAGGAAGTTCAAAACCACTTGTTGATACTGGAGAACTTAGAGGAAGTATCAGTAGTAAAGCTACTAAGGATGCTGCAATCGTGGGAACTAATAAAGAATATGCAGCTTTTCAAAACTTTGGAGCTAAAAAAGGAGAGTTTGGATCTAAGTTAGTTGATGAAAATGTCAGAGAGCATCAGAGAAGGAGAAGAGGCAGAACTGAAACTGTAAGACAACACAGGAGAACTAGAAGAGTTGAAAGTCCTTGGGGGAATGTTCCTGGAAGAACTTTTATAGGTTTCTCAAAGAATCAAGTTAAACATTATGCAGCACTAATAAATAAATATTTAAAAGGAGATAAATAGATGAAAGTTACAGATATAAAAATCAGATTAAAAGATGAAAAAAAAGTAAAAGCAATTGCTGAGGTTACACTAGATAATCAATTAATCATACACGGAATTAGACTTGTACAGACTGATAAAGCATTTGTTATAACAATGCCTCATTTCAAAGGAAAAGGAGATAAATATTTAGACTTAGTGCATCCAGCAAATGCTAATTTCAGAAAATATCTAACTGATGAAATAGTTACTAAATATCAAGAGCTAGTAAATAAAAAATAGAAAGGAGGGATAGAAATGCCTAGAATTTTCAAAGCAGGAGACTATGGAAAAAAAGGGAATTACTCAGCAGATAAATTAAAAAGCTGGGTAGGAAAAGAGTTTAACATTACTGCTGGACACGTAGGGGATTGGGTAAACAACGGATATCCAGTCACTGCAATTCCAGTCGCGGGGACTTGTAAAGTTACTGATGTAGATGATCAAGGGTACTTAATAGGAGAGTTTGCATATAACTCACTTGGAGAAAGTATAAAGGATAAATATCCAAATCTTTCGATAGGAATAGGAGCAGACGGAGAACCTAATCATTTAGCTATCTTAGGTTATGCACCGCCTCACATCAAAGATTTAGATCAATCATTTAGTGAGTTTTCTCAAGACTTAACAGAAATGGAAAGTTCAGAGACTATTGATCTTGAAGAAGAAAAAAAAGAAGAAATTCAAGTAAGAGAATTAACTACAGATGAGATGATAGCTAGCTTGAGAGAGCAAGGTTATACAGTTGAAAAGACTGCTGAGTTCTCACAAGATACTTTAAAATCAATAGCTGATGGATTAGGGCTTATGCTTAGTGCTAAACCTGTCAACAATCTAACACCTCAGGAGATATTTGCAAAAGCTAAAGCTGAGTTTGCAAGAGAGGCAGAGAGAGATGAGACTAAAAAGAAATTAGTTTCAATGTTTCCGCCAGTTCTGCATAAAATGCTTGAGTTTGCTATTAATAAGGCTTATGAAGAAGCAGAGTATTCAAATATCATTGAGTTCTCAGAGAATGAAAAAGTAAGCATGGCAACTAAGTTAAAAGAGTTTTCAGAAGGTGAAAGTCCTTTTAAAGAGTTATTTAAGAACTACACAGATTCTAAAGAATTTAGTGACAAAAAAGAAGAGTCACCTATCGAAAAAGCTAAAAGAATAGCTGCTTTATATTAATTTAATTAAGGAGGAAAAAAATGGGAGTATTTGAAAGAAGAGAAGTTCCAGCAGGAGAAAATACAATAAAAAGATTACAACCTGATATGAGAGTTGAATTTGCAGCAGGAAAAGTGGAATATTTACAACCTGTGGCACAACATAAAACAGATGGATTATTTTATCCTTATGTAGCAGGAGATGAAAATAAAGGTATTATAGCAGGACTATACACAGGAGAAACTAGAACATTTCAAGCAAAAGAAATAGGTTCTATTTCTACTTATGCAATAGTTGCTAAAGAATGGATAAAAGGTGTTACTTGGGGAACTGATAAAACTGCTATATCTGCACTTAAATTAGCAGGAATTATATTAACTAATGAATTAAAAGGTACTAAGGAGGCTTAAACATGAATGAAGAAATGAAGAGAATGATATATTTAATAAATCTTATAGCTGAAATGTCTAAAAAAGTAACTATCTCTGAATATTACTATTCTAAATTTGTAAATAGTGGAAATGAATATCTATCACCTATTGAAAAAATTAGAATTGAGGATATGAATGACTTCTTTGTTACAGCAGGAATAGTTGGAAGAAATGATATTTTACCTATCATCGGGAAAGATGGTTCTAACATTATAGAATTTGAACCAGACATCATCGGATCACAGTATATATATCAACCATCTGATCTAATAGCAGCTCAAGCTGGAGTTCCTGCAATAACAACTACAGGACAAGAAATTAAACCTATGGAGCAACTAGAAGCTAAAGCAGCAAGATTCTTAGGAGCTGCATTAAAAAATAGAGCTATTAAACAATGTAACCAAGCTTATTTAAAAGGTACTTATACTGATAAAAATAATAAAGAATTTAATGTTGGAGTTACTGATGAAACTGAACTTCAATGGAATTCTAAAACTAAATACTCAGATGAAATTTTAAAAGTAATTATGGAATATCATACTAAAGTAGGAGTTTTCCCTGAGGTTGAAGTAGGACTAACAGTATTTAATGCTTTAAAAAATGAAGCTAATGATACTAGACAAAATATCAATAATGTTAAATTTGTGCATGGAGAATCTCCATATCTTGAAATGGGAGAAGGATTAAAAATAAATCTTTTACTAGATGCCAAAGGTGTTGATGATGCTTTAATTGAAACTAAAGATTTAATTATTTTATCTCAAAGAAGTAACCTTGCAGTAGGATATGGATGCCTTCAATATGGAGATGTTAAAACTAATCAATCTAAACTAATTAGAGCTAAAACAATAGCTGGAGATCTAAGAGTAGAAGCAATGACTGGAAGTACAGGAATGTGGAATAAATCTGCACCTATGCCATGCTTATTATCTTTAAGTAGATATAAGAGATATAAAGTTACTATTTCTTAGAGAGTATAAGGGGTATATGCCCCTTTTCTCTAGCTAGGAGGGTTAATGGAAGAAGGAATATATATAAAAGGTGTCTTGATGCCTAAAAGCACTGAGAATACTCTAAAACATTTTAGTGGACTCAATGATGATGAGTTTCTAAAGCAAATTAGAGATCTTGAGAGGGCAGCAGTTGGAATAATTGAAGCATCTATTAATTTAAAAAAGCTAGAATCAACTGAGAATGGAGCTTATGTTATTTCTTCTCTATGTAAAAACTATGTTCTGTCTAAAATGTATGAACATATAGCTCATGTAGATTTTATAGACCTTGGAATTAATATGATGATTGATTTTAGAGCTACACTTAAATCAATCAGAGAGGCTCAATTAGAAGAAGGCATAAGCACTGATGAAACTAAAAAAACAAGAAATTTATTCATAAGGTAGGTGATAGTGTTGTGTACTTACCACTAGGACCTTGTTATGTTTATTTCAATGATGTGAATTTAGGAGTCACTTTAAAAGAAGAGGATACATCATTGGAAATAAAAGTAAAAACTGAAGATATAAAAACTGATGAAAGCCTTGAGATAAAAGAGATTATTGAATTGTGTAAGGAAATTACATTTAAAACAACTCTATCACTTAGTGAAGAGACTTTGAATAACTTGAGAATTGATAGAACTTTTTCAAGTTTGACTAAAGAAGGAGAACTAAGAATAATAACCTTGGACAATTCAGCTGTTATTTTTATGTATAAAGTTAAATTAATAGCAGAACCTTTTTTTGCTTTCAAAGGTAACAAGACTAATAAAATAAAAGTAAAAGCAGTTGCTTTAAGCAATGGAGATAAAAAAGATATAGAAATTCTATTTGGAACAAATGTTTCTATACTAATAAAAAATAATAATTTGATACTTTATGCTCCAAGTCATGAAACTATGCCAAATCTAATGATAAAAAACAAAAGATTGATTCATAGACAAATTACAGGAGAATCAGATTTTAAAATAGTAAATGGACATCTTATTGAAGTATCAAATTAAATAATAAAAATAGGAGGTTAAAATGGCAGTTTTAGAAAAAAAAGAGTTCCCATTAGGAGAATGTGAACTTAAATTTACACCAAAAGACACATCTACACCAGTTATTATAGCCCTTACTGATAAAGAATCTGATTGTGTATTTTCATGTACAACAGAGACTTATAAATATGAAGTGGACCAATTAACTGGACCTTATAAGAGTAGAACATTACCAGGAGAAACTACTCTAAAATGTTCTATATGGGCAGATCTTGAGATACTATCAGCACTTACAAATGTGTATGAGAAAGGTAAAACAGGTTATGCTTTTTCTACTAGTGGGAAAGAAATGTATGAAGGTAAATTAGAAGTACATCCAATCTCGGCAGGAGCTTCTAAAGATTATGACATCACAGGACCTAAAGTATTTGTAAAAGCAGATACAAACTTCTCATTTAAAGTTGATGGACAAGCTAAATGTGATTTAACTTTTGAATTTGCAGCTGATGAAAACCCAGAATCACCTACATATAGAAAATTATTCACAATAGGTACATATACCAAAAATGAGTAATTTAATATTTTGATATATCCCTCAATTATGAGGGGTATCGCTGAATATTAAATAAGGAGGATAGCAATGATTAAATTTACTAATTTAGAAAACTATCTTGAAAAGAGAAAATATATAACTATTAGATTTGTAGACTATGAAGTTAAACCTCTCACACTTAGAGAGTGGATAAAGATAAATACAATGGATTTTGAGAAGATAAATACTGACTATAGGCAAACTTGTAATCAAGTAATAAATATCATGTTACCTTCTTTAGACACTGAAATGCTAGGCAATATAGAACTATTTGATGTATTAACTCAATGTTTAACTATATTATCTAATAAAAAAGATAATGATGATATAGAAAATGTTGAAGAGGGTAGTAATGATGATGAAGTAACTATTAACTTTGATTATTTGATAGTTAAATACTGCCACTATACTAATTCGACTATTGAGGAAGCGTTAAATACTAATGCTAATATCTTTTTTAATGCAATGAATGGAATAGAAGCACTGATAGGAGAACAGAGTTTAAGGTTAGCTGAAATAGTAGATAATCACTTGCATTTAAAATCTAAAGATGGAAATGCAAACTATAAGAGAACTCTTGAAAAATACAGTTCATCTTTTAAAAAAGGTGTGAAAGTAGTTCAAGGACAAAATTATAATGGTTTAATGCAATTAAAAGCAATGCTGGGAGGTAGATAGATGATACCTTATTCAAATGAATATGTCTTACAGTATATTGCTAAATTGACAACTAAAGAATATACTGATGGACTTGAAAAAATGGAAGATAAAACCTCAGAAAGTACTGGAAAAATAAATAAAAATTTTGATAGTATGAGTAGTTTTATAGGAAAAGCTATCAAATCAAAGTTTTCTCTTGCTGCTGCAGCTGTTTATTTTGCTAATAAAACACGTTTAGCTATTCAAGATATGATTGCCTTTCAAAAGCAGTTATCAACTGTAAATACACTACTTAAAGGCTCTAGAGAGGAACTTAATAAATATGCTGATGAGTTCATTAACTTGTCTATTAGAACGGGACAAGCTAAGGAAGATATAGCGAACGGAGCTTATCAAGCTTTATCATCAGGAGTTGCTAAAGAAGATTTAGTAAATTTCTTAGAAGTAGCAACCAAGACAGCACAGGCAGGATTAACTACAACTGAAACTTCAATACAGACTATATCATCTATAATGAATGCTTATAAAATGACTGCTACAGAAGCAGGAGAGATAGCAGATTGGTTATTAACAGTGCAGAATAAAGGGGTAACGACAGTTGGAGAACTAGGATCATATTTATCTGATGTAACTTCAATAGCTGCTCCTCTTAATGTAGCTCTTAATGACATAGGGGCTGCATTAGCTCAAATGACTCAAAATGGAAATAATACTGCTAAATCTACTACTATGCTAAAGACTATGCTATCAGAATTATCAAAAGAAGGGCAAAAGGCTGCTGATGTTTTTACTAAGATAGCAGGTCAAAGCTTTAGAGACTTTATCTCAAATGGTGGAGATCTCCAAGGAGCTTTAAACTTAATGGAACAACATGCTAAGAGTACTAATAAGTCAATAGTAGACTTGTTCGGAAGTGTCGAGGCTGGAAGTGCTGCTCTTAACTTAACAGGATTAAATGCTCAGAAGTTTAGTGAAAAGCTAAATGATATGAAAAATAAATCAGGAGAATTAAATACAGCTTATGAGATAGCAACTGCTAATATTAAAACTGAATGGGATAGATTATGTAATGCTATGGATAGCCGTTGGAGACAGTTTGTAACATGGATGGAAGAGCCGATTTATGTGACTATTAAAGAGATTAGACAAGCTATAGACGGACAAGATAATGCAGTTGAGAACTTAGATAGCAATAGAGCTAAATTAGCAGAATTAGAAGCTAAAAAAGCTAAATTAAATAAAAATAAAAGTGCTAGATATAGAGATAGAGAAAAAGGCGAGTTATTAGGAGAAATAACAGCTCTTAAAGCTGAGATAAAAAGAGGAGAAGAAATACTCGCTCAGCAACAAAAAGAACTTGAAGAGAAAAGAGCAGAGGAAGAGAAGAAAAGGAAAGCACAACAAGCTCTTGAGGCTAAACAAGCTGCAGTTCAAGCATCTATTGATCGAGCAGAAGCAGTAGAAGCTAAAGAAAAAGAGCATAAAAACAAACTAGTTAAAGTTGATATTGATTATTTAAAAAAGAAAAAAGATTATATGCAAGAACAACAAAATCTCTTAAATATGGGTATTATTTCTAAAGATGAATATGATAGAAATGTAAAACTTAAAGATCAAGAGTTGCTACAACAACAAAGAACATCTAATGCCTCGCTTTATAGAGAAATGGAAGAGTTTTATAGAAAACTTGGAGAACTTGAGAAAGCTAATGAGTTCAAAAAGAAAGTTATAGAAGTAGAACTACAAATAACTCAAAATACTACTTTAAATGCTGAAAATAGAGAAGATTTATTCTTACAAGCAGAGGCGGAGAAAAGGAAAGAGTATCAAGCAGAATTGTTAGCAAATGAGTGGGAGTTCTTAACTCAACTGGCAGAGATGAGAGAGAACGGATCATTAACTGAAACTCAAATAGAAGAGTTTAAAGAGCAACGTATGAAAGAACTTGAATTAGCTAGGTTGGAGAGAGAGGCAGAAGAACTACAAAATAGATTAGATTTCTATAACAGTAGTGAAGATTATAAGCAACAAGCAGTTGATACACTACAAAAGATTGAAGAAAATGCACTGAAAAGAGAGAAAATTTTAGACAAAAAGGGGCAAAAAGATAGAATTACTGCTGCTGATTATAAAGAGGCTATTATGCAACGTTCATATAATGCAACTATGGAAGCTTATGATATGCTTGCTAAAGGACAATTGAAATCATTAGATGATTTTAAAAAATTTGCACAATTACAACTTGCTGAACTTTTATACTCACTAGGAAATAAACACGCTACACAAGCAGCATCCGATTTGGCTATTGCTATATCAACTGTAGTTTCTGATCCACCACTATCAGCTTCTAAATTTGCTGGAGCTGCTAAAAATGCAGCAGTTGCCGCAGCTTTTGGAGTGGCTTCTTCAGTTGTTAGAGGTGACAGTGACGGAAGTAGTGAAAGAGAAACAACTAAAAATAGATATGACGATGAAATAGATAAAAGAGTTGAAGATGCTGGAAAAGAAAGTGAAGGAAATGTAATTATAGATGTTTCAGACTCTCAAATGGCTAAAGTTATGATTAAGCAAATAGAAAAAGAGCTAAAAGACGGATACAATGTTACTTTGATTGGAAAGAAAAAAAGATAGCAAATCGCTATCTTTTAAGTTCTTTATAAAGCTGTGTTATAAGTCTTTAAGTTTAAACTAACTTCAAGAAGTTCAATCATAACAGGTCTGAATTTTTCAAGAAATTTTAAGTCGTAATATCCTTGACTTTTATATACTCTAATGATTATAGGTTCTTGTGATTTTAGAATATTGAATAATTGTTTTGTTTCAATTAATGTCAGAGTTTTATTAGGCACTTCATCATTTCCGATGTTTGAAAGATTAGTGATTTTTATATGCAGTGTCTCTTTACCATTTGAAATCAAAATACCTTTTAATATTCCGTCGTATCCGAAATAATCAGAAGGGAAACAAGCTAAAGTTTGCTTGTATTTTGGATAATACTCTAAATTAAATTGTAAATCAGGATGTGGATTAATAATAGAGTCAGTTCGAGATAAAGAACTAGCGGAATAATACTCGTCTAAAGTGACTGTATCTTTTTGATATCTTAAATAATTTTCTGTTAAAAATTTAGCTGTTTTAGTTCCATAATTAAAAGGCTCTCCCACTTTAGCGGCGGTACATCCAATCAAGCATAATCCTAAAAATAGACTTAAAATCAATTTTTTCATAAAATCTCTCCTTTAAAATTTAATCACTATTGTATTACTATATCTTTTAAAAAAAGTCAAGAGGAGATTGAACATTGGCAACTGAATATTATCTGAGGATTTAAAAAAACTATTGACTTTATACGTATTAATGTGTATAATATTAATGAGGTGATTAGGATGCCAATGAATTCTAAGGAAATGATTAGATTTCTTTTGAAAAACGGTTTCATCCAAATAAATGGTGGAAAAGGTTCTCATAGGAGATTTAAGAATTTCCAAACCGGTAAGGTAACCGAAGTACCTTGTCATAGTAAGGAGCTTTCAAAAGTGCTTGAAAAAGCTATTTTGAAGCAAGCAGGGCTAGATAAATAGCCCTGTCCTTACTCATGAGTTTAAAAATAAAGGAGGGGATAAAATGTTTGTTACATATCCAAGTATATTTTGCCGTGAAGAAGATGGTCAGTATAGTGTTTTCTTTGCTGATTTTGAAGGTGGAACTTGTGGAGAAAATATTGAAGATGCCTATAGAATGGCAATAGACTGGTTAGGAATAAATTTGATGGATTATTATCTTGAAAAAAAACCACTTCCTAAAGCTACTCCGATTGAAAAGGTAAATATAAAAGATTCTTTGAATTTTCTTGAAACAGAAAAAGAAAAAGAAGAAACAGCTAAGAATTGTTTTGTAACATTAGTAGGGTTTGATTTGGTTCAATATATTAAAGATACTCAAAAAACTACAGTTAGAAAAAATGTAACTATTCCTAGTTGGTTAAATGAAATGGGAAAAAGTTACAATCTAAACTTTTCAAATTTGTTACAAGAAGCAATAAAAAGAGAATTAGAAATAGAAGAATAAAATTTTATTTATATACAAGTGAATAATATTTTTTAAATCCTCAGATGATATTCTGGGGATTTTTTTATTGCAAAAAATAATTGGAGGTGATAACTTGCAAGTTCAAACACTGACATCAATTAATAGATTAAATAAATATAAAATAAAAGGCTGTAAATACGAAGGTATCAATGAAAAAGATGGAACTATTTACCAGCAATCAGAGACTGGAGAAGAATTTAATATAGTGAGATGGGTAGAGCATCAATATACTATATCACTTCAATATTTAACCTTTTCAGAAGCTGAAGAGATTATAAAACAATGCTTAGAGGCTAAAAGAAATAGAAAGTTGATAACTATTTCTAAAGTCTTACTAGAAGAAAAAGGATATATTGATATGAAAACTATTAAAACAGAGCCTTTTTTCAGATTTGATATTAAAGATATTAAGCCTAAACAAAATAAAGCTTACTATGACATCACAATGAAAGTTAGAGAGAGAGTTGATTATTTATGATGAAAATAGAAATAAAAAATAATGATAATTATGCTATTGACTATAGCAAAATCTTTTATCATTATGCAGTAAAAATTTATGATTCATTGAGAACAGGACTTGAAAAAAAGGAGCTATTTCTCTCTACTAGAAAAGGTTTGAAAATAAATGGATATGATACTAAGCCATATATGAGTATTCCAGAGGGTGGAGGAACTTCTATTACTCCTAAAGACTCACAATGCTCTGTTTCTTCATTAAGTTTTGAAGTTGTTAATGTAGATTATGAGATCTCAAAGTGGTTGTATGAGAGAATGAATAGTGCTAATTCGATGACGTATGGAGAAATGGTTGATGTATTTGCTTTGTGTGGAGATGGAAGTATGAAATTAATCTACAGAGGACTTATTAGAGCTATATCAAATGATGAGTTTGAAACTAAGTACACATTTGAAATAGCAGACTTCCAAGACAGATTAAAAGCTTCTATATTTGATAGAGAATTATCAGAGTATTCAAGTGAAACTATAGATGATATTAACAAGTATAGACTTCCTTTTTTTATAGAAAATGGAGTTAGAAAAGGTTTTAGCATAAAAGAAATTGATGAGGGAGAAACAAATGATAATGGAAAACCTATCTTAACTAAAGTTATCACATTTGAAGGTCATGTTATAGATTTTGTTGAAATGATATTTAAAATAGTTTTCTCTACTCCAGAGCTGGAAGTGCAAGTGCCTTATCTAAGTAACAAATATTATGATTTTGTTGATTTAGAAAGTTTAAAATCTATCAAAGATACTTTAAATAGATCTACTTATAACTTTTATTTAGAGTTTAGAGAGCCTATCGAGGATCCTTATGAGTTTTTAATAGAAAATATCTATAAACCTTGTGCTATATTCCCATTTGTGAATTTAAACGGAAAACTAGGTTTAAAGTTACATAAACAACCTACAATTGGAACAGAGGGTATAACAGTTTCAGAGGAAAATATTATTTCAGTTGATGAAAAAAGGATCACTGATGACAATATTGTCAATAATATGGTTGTTAAGTATGATCACGATTTTAAAGATGATAAAGAGAGGACTAAAAGATATTTCAACTCATTAGCATCTTTTAATAAGCTTAGAATGTTAATTCCTAATACTCCTGAAGAAATAGTGATAAAAGGGATTAATAAACTATCATATACTGATAAAGCTACATTTAGTGCAACACTTGCAGATAGTATATTTAGCCGTTATGGATCTCCAACTGTCGAGATTGCCATCACAGTTCCGCTCGAAGTTGCAGTTGATTACAAGGTTGGTGATTATCTATTTGTAAATCATAAAACTGTTGTAGCTTGGGAAGGAGAAACTCAAGGGACAGCAGGTATTAAGAGCTATGAGCAAGAAATAGAAGATCAATATAACGGAATTGCTCACTTGAATGTAAAACATGATTGGGGAGGATTTATTACTGATAATACTCTAGGTAAAGCAATAGATGGAACTTGGATAATTGAAACTCGTAGCAAAGAGATAATACATGAAGTATTTAATAAAGCAGGATATAAAAGCTGTATAGATAATCATGCATATATTGAGAAATGGTTAAAGGAGGAGGGAGTTTAATGGCAAAGTTAATGGAAATCATAGAGAAAAATCCTGACTTTAAAAAAGGAACTGTCTCTATGAGAATGCTTGATACTACCTTTTCTCAATTAACTAGAAAGATAGGAAGTCAAGCTGGTGTTGATTATAAGACAGTAACAAAAGGGCAAATGTTAAGTAAAGAGCTATTACAATCACTTAATAGAGATCAGTTAGCTTTAAAAGAAAAATTATTAAGATGGCAACATGCATATAACACTTACATAGACTCTATAAAATCAAAAATAACTGATGCTACTCACTTTGATTATGTATTTACATCTCTTATTGACTACTCAAGTAAATATGTGCCAAATAAGACTTTAGCAGACTACTATTTATTTGCAGAGTTTGTTAATGCCGAGAAAGAACTATATGAGTTTGGTCATTATTGGGGAAGGGAACATATGAGTGATCTTCTTTTCAAAATGAAAGAGTGGAGTAAAAGGAAAAATTATGGAAGTTGTGTTGGAGAAGTTGCTTTAGAGTTTGAAACTGGTAGTACAAGCACAGACTGGACTATAACACAAAAATCAGGACTAACTGTAAGGACTAATAGTGGTGGAGATACTCATAGACACGATAAAGTCTGGTTATATATTTCAGGACTTCAAGATATGAAAATAGGTGAAAGTAGGACTGTGAAAGTTAATGCAGATACAGGAGGATTTGGAGCAATTACTATTACTAGAAATAGTTTAAATTGTGATTCACAGTTGAATGATGATGGATATTTCACTTTCAACCCTTGGCATAGTGGACTGGCTGACGGTGTTAGATCATGGCCACGTGTAACGAGATGGACAGAAGTAGGAAGTTCACACTTTGATGTAAAAAAGCCTACATTGCCATTAATGAAAAAAGTTAAATTATTATAAAAACGGAGGGAGGTGTAAATATGAATAAAAGAATATCAAATATTGAAATCTCTATAAATAAAATCAAAACTGTGAGAATAGAAGATGCAACGCAAGGGGATAAGAATACACATTTCTTAGGTTTAACATTTACTGATGAGATTGAATTAACAGGATATGAACTTCAAGTATATTATCTTCCACCTTTTCCAGCTACAGTTCCATTTGTAGATACTTTTAAAGATCTACAAAACTCAATGGAAGTAGTTATACCTGATGTAGCTTTAGAAAGAAATGGAGAAGTTACAGTTGAATTTGCTTTAAGCAAAGATAATGAGTTAATCACTATCAATAGAAATCTAACATTTGAAGTAAGAAAGACTACTAATGGAAGTTCAATAAATGCTTATGCTGAAGGGAGTTTAAAAGAAACTATTGCAGATCAAATCAAAAGAATAGAACTTTTAATGTTACAATCAGAGAAACAAATCAATGAGCATGTAGCTAATTCAAAAACAAAAATAGATGAACATATATATTTAACTGCAAAAGAAGAAGCAGCTAAGTATTTTGATAGTGCTTCAAAAATAAAGATAGATGACTATGTAACTGAGAAAAAAGCAGAATTAAAAGGAGAAAAGGGAGATCCTGCAATTCAACCAGACTTCACAATAAGAGATAAGCATTTAATAATGACACTTAAGGAGGAAAAAATATGACAGAAAAGGACTTAGGACAAATAATTCCTGATATTTTAGCAACTGCTACAGTAGATAACAAAGTTGGAGAACCTGCTGTAAATGTAACAGTAGAACAGATTAATGAAGTAAATAGACTAGAGAGAAAGTTTAACTTTGAGTTTGTAAACATGAAGGGAGAAAAGGGAGATACTCCTGTAAAAGGCGTTGATTATTTAACTGAAGAAGAAAAAGAACAATTCACAACAGAGACTCTTAGTTTAGTAACTGCTGAGGGTACAAAGCAAGTTAAAGCTGTAACCGATAAAGGTTCTGAACAAACTTCGTTAGTTATAGCAGAGGGAAATAAGCAAATAAGTTTAACACAAACTGAAGCTCTAAAAGTTATAGAACAACTTAAAAGCTTAATAGCTGGTAGTCCTTCCACTTCTAATGCACAAGCTTTAAGTGGAAAAACAAGAGTTGAGTTTGAACAAGATATAGAAAAAGTAGATACGGAATTAAAAACAGTTACAGGCATTCATAATATTATACATCCAAAATGGACTAAGGGTAAAAGGATAGATGAAACAGGAAATATTATATCTGCAGGAAATACAATCGGAATAACTGATGAGATACCTGTTATTTATACAGATATTCAAAGAGTTATTGGTATTCGTAGTGGAAAAGAGGTTAATGCACCATCTATTCATTATTATGATGAATCTCATCAACATATAGCTTTTAAATATTTTGATAGTTCCGACGGCGATGAAATATATGATTTAAATAAAGATATATATTCTAATAAAGCTAAATATATAAGATTCGTTCATGTTATAAATTCTCGATATCCCTTTGAGAATGTAAAAATAGAATTTATAACAAAAGGAAGAGAAGATGTTTTGGAAGATGATGTAAAAAAATTAAAAGTTGATAATAACGTTTCAAGGTCAACTCAATATGTAAATCTATTAGAAGGTTATACTGAAAGTGTAAATAAAAAAATTCTTAGTAATGGAGTTTTATTAGATCATCCAAATTGGTGTTCTACAATAAATTATATTCCAGTTAAGCCAGATACTGTCTATACAATTAAATTTGCTGGAGAAGTAAATTCTTATCCAAACATCAAAGTAGAGTTTTATGATATAGAAAAAAAATATTTAAGTTCAGATATGGGAGTTACTTATAAAGATTACACTACACCTTCTAATTGTAAATATATAAGGATTTCAACTACAAATACTGCATCTGGTGAACATAGACACGATAATTTTAATACTGCCTTTTTACAAGAAACTAATAGAAATTCTATTGTTACTTTAACTAATGAAAGTTTTAACACAAAAACTTTTCCACGTACTAATTTATTAGGAAAAAAATGGGCATTATTTGGAGATAGCATTACAGAAAAGAATTTTCGTTCAAATGTTAATTATCATGATTATATTAGATCTGAAACTGGTATTATTACAATTAATAATGGAGTTGGTGGAAGTGGTTATAAAAACAGAGATGATAATAACAATGCTTTTTATCAAATTGCTAGAAAAACTATAGATACTTGGAGAAATGCAGACTTAATAACAATTATGGGTGGAGTAAATGATATGTGGGGACAAGTTACTACAAATGGTTTAGGTACTTATAAAGATGAATTTGTTGAACCTGAAAATATAGAAGTTCACACTAATAATACATTAATGTCTTGCTTTAATTATACACTTGACTATGTTATAAAAAATGCTCCAGATACAAGAGTAGCTGTTATTAGTCCTCTTCCATGTTTTACAACTCAAAACCAAAAAAAATACTCAGAAATTCCTAGTGATGAAAATTGTAATATGCATAAATTTGTTGAAGAGTGTAAAAAAGCTTGTTCTTTACGTGGAGTTCCTTATTTGGATTTATTCCACAATAGTGGATTAAGACCTTGGGACACAAATTTTAATGCCAAATATTTTAAAACAAATTCATCAGATTCACCAGACGGTTTACATCCTAATGAATACGGTCATAAATGGATTTATCCTATGATTAGAGAGTTCTTAAAAACTTTATTATAAATGTCAAAGTAAAGAGGACTGGGATAATCAACCTAGTGAGAACTTTCCTGGAATAAGATTAATAAAATGGTTTAAATCAAATTAAAAAAGGAGGATAAAATGTTTAGAATTTTTAATAAAGATGTAATATCAAAAGAGCTTTTCACAGTAAATTTATCACAACAAGAAGTTGATGTTGTGCTAGAGGGGGATCTATTTAAAGATCATCCAGAACTTAGCCCTCAAGCTTGTATAGTTGTAGAGCAAGATTATCCTTTTAGTTTCCCAACTTTTGATAGAGAAAAGAATACTATTAGAGAGATGTCACTTTATGAGAGATATAAGAACAATCTATATGAGCTACAATTCAATGAAGTAGAGCACAAAGGAGATATCTTAACCCTTGAGGCTGGACAGTATGTAAATGAGGCTGGAGAGCTTATAACAGTTCCAAAAATCGAGGGTACAAGAGTTGAGTGGAACTGGGAGACTCACGAGTGGGAGGATAAAGCAACTATTTTAGAAGTTGTAGAAGCTCAGTATAAAGAATATGAGGGAATGGATACCCCTTCAACAATTGAGGAAATGAAATTACAGGATCCAGCTCTTGCTACAGAGTATTTAAACATGATGATAGAGCTAAGAGGACTAATCTATACATTAAGTGCATCTGAAGCTCAATCAGTAGGATATGCAGCTATACAACTTCCTACACCAAGCAAAGCATTAAAAGAATTTAAAGATAGATTTAAAAGAGTTTAAAGGAGATGATATTTATGTTAAAAGATTTAAAAGCTATTGTAAGATTATTAAAAGAGATTAAGGAACTTCTAAAAGGAAAAGATGAAATGTCAGAATTAGAAAAGGAATATCAAGAGTATAAATATTTTGCAGACAGTAGAGGAATGAAAATGCTATCAGTTGCAGGATTAGTTGATGAATATAATGATTTTATGAGCAGATGTGAAGAAATTCTTTTCTCAGATAACAAAATTGACACTTTTGCAGCTAGAATAGAGCTTCCAAAACCTTCAAGTGCTTTAGAGGCATTTAAAAATAGATTTAACAAATTTTTCTAATAATGTAATGCCTTAGAGGTTTAAAACACTTCTAAGGCATAATTATAAGGTATAATTTTAATTTTTAGGAGGTAAAAATGAATAGAGCTAGCAGAAGAACAAGAGAGAACCTCAAAGGTGTAAATCACAAGTTAATAGCAGTGGTTGGGTATGCCTTAGCAATTTCAGAAGTAGACTTTTGGGTAAACGAAGGACTTAGAACAACTGAAAAACAACAAGAATATTTTAAAACAGGTGCTAGTCAATTAGATGGAATTAATAAAAAATCTAATCATCAGTTAGGAAGAGCAGTTGATATTTATTATGTAGGTTGGAAAAATACAGATAGTAGCAATGACCCACGTTGGAAAAAATTAAGAGATACTTTTGAATTAGCTGGAAAACAATTAGGAGTAAATTTAGTTTTTGGATATGATTGGGGCTGGGATAAACCACATATTGAGTTAGCTAAAGGTGAGTGATTTAATGAATGTAGTTATAAAATTTCTCAAATATTTCATTTGTAAGTGGTTTGGAACTATAGCTATTGAAA